AAGAGCTACGCCGCCACTGCTGGCCGCCTGCACACCGCTACGTCCAGTGTTCGGGGGTCTCGCTGTGGAACTCGTCCGCCACGGCCTCGGCGAGCGCCTGCTGGCCGGCGATGTAGGTACGGAACCGGCGGACCGAGTTGTCGCCTGCCCCGGCGTCCAGCGCCTGGTAGCACCGCGGGCTCTCGATGAAGTAGCCGCCCTCGTAGGCGCCGATCTCGCCCTGCCAGATGTTGCCGGCAGCGCTGTACACGTGCGGGTCACGCCAGGCTGCTGCGCCGGTCTCCTGGCGGAGGTCGTGAGAGACCTCCGGGTGGATACCGACCCAGTAGAGGCTCCCCTTGCGGGGAACGGCCTTGTTGGTGCGCAGCTTGGCCACGGCCAGGCGCACGGAGCGCGAGGTGATGCCGTCGGTGGCGACGCCGGAGGTGACGGTGGAGACCATGGTGGTGGCGACCGTGCTCACGGTTGCGTTGGTGACGTACGAGAGGACGCCAGCCTTGATCTGGGCGAGGTTGCTTCCGCCACGGAGCTCGGTCTGGGCGACCACGTCGATGCTGTCCGCGGCGTTGTACGCCACGACGTTGGCGATGGCCGGGTCCACGTCGGTGATGCTGAACAGGTAGAGCTTCCGGGTCCGAAGGACCGGGTTGCCGTACTCGTTCAGGACCAGGGTCGTGGTGGTGGTGTTCGGCATCGCGACGGCGTCGGGGTCCGTGGACTCGGTCAGTGGCGTGGTCGCCACCGCGAGGTCCTGGTACCGCTCCAGCACGATGCTGGAGCCGGGCGCGGTCAGCTCGGTCGGTCGCTTGTCGGCCATCTGCCGGAACATCGGCTGAGACCGGAGGGCGAATTCGAAGCGCTTGTCGTACGCGGTCTGGACCGCGTTGCTCATCGCCGTTGTGTCTGTGTATGCGTTGGCCACGGTGGCTCACCCCCTCCAGGGGTGTCGAAGAGGACGTCGGGGAGGGGAGAGTCCAGGCAGGATCAGACGTACTTGTTGCCGTTCGCCTTCATGAGCGCGTCCAGCTCTTCCACCGTCTGGCAGGCCGCGAGCTTCGCGGCCATTTCCTGGTCGCTGCCCAGAGGGGCAGCGGCGCCCTCAGCGCCTGCGTTCTGCATGCGTGCAAGGGCTGCCTGACTCTCAGGCGTCACGACGGTTGCCGGGGGTCCCGCGGGCTGCTGTCCCTGCTCCACTGCCGGCTCCGCAGAGCCGGCCTTGGCGAGGAATGCGCCGTTGGCCGTCAGCCAGTCGTTCACCTTGGCGGGGTCCCCCTGGAAGAGCGAAGCTGCTCCCGGGTCGTACCCGCCCGCCTTCAGCGCCTCTGCAACGTCCTGCTGGGCGACCTTCTGACGAAGGTCCTTCAGCTCCTGGGAGGTCTTGTCCATGTACTCCCGGAACCACTTGGGTTCCTGGCCCTGGACGGGCTCCTGAGCGGGGGCCTGCTGGCCCAGCCCTTGCGGGTCGTTCTCGTCGTAGCCGAAGCCGTAGTTGCTCACGCAACTTCTCCCTTGCCGTTCCTCGTGGCCTGCTCATCCCCTGGGGAGGGGCTTCGCGCTCCACTGCCGGACTTGACGAGTTATGGGGCCGGTGGATCCATAACTGGAACCTGTTCTAGTTCAGGTCGTCTGACGATACCCGGCGTTCAGACCACCTGCACCGGCTCCAGAACCGGACGAAAATAGAGCACGTTCTTGTGAGGCCAGGCCCTTGCGCTTGGCCGTTCCGACGGCGCTGGTACCGAAGACCGCCTGCTCCTCGTCCTGCTGGCCGAAGGTGACGCCGAACCGGTCCGCCAGGGCCATCAGGTTGGGCAGCTCCTCCGCCACGGTCTGGAAGCCCTGCGAGGCCTGGCTCTGGCTCAGGCCGCTCGTGACGTAGTCCTCCATGCGCGTGGCATCTGAGAGCAGGCCCCTGCGGGCCGCCTCGGCCCCGAAGGCCGCGGCCTGCTGCTGCTTCTGGAGGATCGGCAGGGACCTGTTCTGGTCCAGGAAGTACGACGTCAGGTGGGCGTCGTCCACGCCGTAGAGCGCGGCCAACTGCTGCTTGACCCACGGGTTCGCCTGGCTCGTGGAAGCCACAGCCAGGTCCACGCGGCCCTTCACCTCGGTCGGACTGACGTCCGTGCCGATCCACTGCGTGAAGTCCGCAGGGCTGTCATAGAAGCCGACCGGGAGGCCGGCATCCTTCATGATCTGCCGGTAGCTGCTCTCCACGGAGAGGTACTGAGCTGCGCTCAGGACCGGCAGGCCCTTGGCCAGGCGCGCCGTGTTGCCGGCGAAGCGCTGCTTGTACTCGCTCGTGTCCTGGAGAAGGATCGCGATCGTGTCGGCCGAGTAGCCGTTCTTGATGTAGTCGAAGATCTTGGGAGCCAGGCTCTGGAGGTTGTACGTCTTGAACAGCGTCGTGAGCGCCATGTAGGCGTCCCGGTTGGCTCCGGTGAGCTGGCTCTCGAAGGTCGGTGCTGTGGCCATCAGGTTGACACCCCGAAGTTCTGAAGGACCTGATGGGCCACTCCCATCAGGCCGTCCTGTGCGTTCTTGGTCTTCTTCCAGAGCGGATCACTCCGAAGATCCGTCTCGTACTGCCAGAGCGAGTAGGCCTGGCCCTTGTTGTTGGCCGTCATGGCCTTCGCCACGTGGGAGTTGAAGAGATCCACATCCGTGTCCGGGAGCTCCAGGATCTGCGCCGTGCTCTTGATGTACGGCGCAGCCAGGTCCATGACGTTCTGCCCGGCCTTGATCTGGTCGGCGAAGGCGGAGTACTTCGCCGCGGCCTGGGCTCGGATCTTCGCCTCTTCGGTCTCCAGCGTGGAGCGTCCGGCCACGATCTCGCGGGCGGCCACCTCGTAGTAGCCGCCGTACTGCATGCCGTTGACGTACGCGAAGGAGTGGAGCTTGTCGAAGTTCTCGCCGGCTTCGCCCTGCATCATGCCGCCGTGGGCGGCAGTCCAGGATCCGAACCAGTCCTTGATCCTCGCGTCCGACCAGCCGTCGGCCATCGAGTGGTAGATGGCGCCCTTCAGGAGCGAGGTCATCCCGCCCTTGGCGTTGATCTGGCTGCCCAAGCCCACCTGGACCGCGATGCGGTTCATCGCGTTCTGGGCGTTGACGCCCTTCTGAAGCCAGGTCGCATGGTCCGTGTACCGCAGGGTGATGTACTGCCGCACAGTGTCGCTCTGCGTGCCCCACCACTTGGTGTTCTTGAGCTTCGCCGTGAAGAGCGTGGCCGTCCACGAGCCGGCCACGGCCTGCTTGAACAGGTTCTTCAGCTCGCCGTTGCTGTTGACGAGCGCGGACGTGAGGCCGTAGGAGCTGGCCAGCTCGTCCATGGACAGTGCGGGTGCCAAGACTCCTCCGATCGCTCCGCCGCCTCCGGCTCCGGAGGGGCTGCTCCCGCCGCCTCCACCTGAGGCGCCGATGACCTTGTTGACGTACTGCCTGACGGTGTTGCCGCCGTCGGACGAGGTCGAGTTCGGGTTGGGCTGTCCCGAGAACCACATGGCCGCGGCGCCCTCGGCGCCGTACTTGGCGTAGTAGCCGCCCAGGATGACCTGGGCCACCTTGTCCTGGGCAGCAGGGCTGTCCCGGAACTGCTGCCAGGTCAGCGAGTACCCCAGTGCCCTCTTGGTCCAGCTCGGGATGTTCGCCTTCATGACCTGGTAGGCGCCCACGGCGCCGATGGAGTTCACGACGCTGTAGCGACCGCCGGACTCAACCTGGCGGATACCGGCCAGCAGCTGCGCAAGAGACGTGCTCACCCGCCTATCAGCCCCAGCGAGGACAGCACCTGGCGGCCTGTCGCCATCGTCTGCTGGAGGGCCCCTGGGGTGGCCTTCCAGGCCGGGTCGGAGCGCAGCGTGGACCGGAAGTCCCCGAGGTTCATCGGGGACGGCTGGCCCTTGGGGTCGGCCTGCTGGATGGCAGCCCGCACCTTGGGGTGCCAGAGGTCGATGTCCGTCTCGGGGAGCCCCAGCTCCTGGGCGGTCATCTGGATGTACGGCTGGGCGATGTCGCGCATGGATGCGCCGGCCTGCAGCTGGTTGGCGAAGCCGGGGTACATGCTCATCGCCAGGCCGCGCAGGCCGTCCTGGATCTGGGTCATGTTGGTCAGGCCGCGGACCAGGAGGGCCGCGTGGTTCTTGACGGTCTGGTCCGAGATCTGGATCCCGTTGTCATATGCGGTCTGGGTGATCTGCCGGGCGGCAGCGCCCGCCTGGCCGCCCAGGGTGTGGTCCTTCTGGAAGCCCACGTACTGGCCCAGGAAGTTCGCGACCTGGGCCTCATTCCACTCGTAGTCGACCATGTTCTTGGCCAGCTGGTTCAGCTGGGTCGTCGTCAGGATCGCTCCGAGCTTGACGGCTGCGTCACCCGCGGCGGCGGTGGCCGCCCCGATGGACGCCTTGTAGGTGGCCGGGTCCGTCTTCGCCTGGCCCTGGGACTTCCTGGCGGAAGAGCTGTTCTGGCTCCACCACTTCGTGTTGCGCAGGTGCGCGGTGAAGACGTCGGCGGTCCACTGGCCGCCCACGGCCTGCTTGAGCAGGCCCATCAGCTCGGGCTGGGACTTGAAGAACGCGTACGACATGCCGTACTGGTCCGCGAGCTCGTCGGCGGACAGCTTGGGCACGGAGGCCTGCTGCGCGGCCTCGGCGTTCAGCGCGTTGCCGGCGACGGCACCGCCACCCTCCACGCCGGAGATCCGGCGGCCGCCCATCCAGCGCTGCATGTAGAACGAGTCCGTGAGACTGCTGATCTTGACGGAGTCGCCCGGCTTGGGGGCGTGAATGAACTTGCCCCCGCCGATGTAGATCCCGACGTGGTCGGGACCCGTCCGGGACTTGTCCGTGTCGAAGAAGACCAGGTCGCCGGGGGCGAGCTTGTCCACGGACACCGAGGCGCCCTGGTT